TTTTTCTTTTAACCATGAAGGTAAGCTATCGTACATAAACTTAACTTTGGTAACCATGTTTTTAGCGGTTTCCTGTTTAGTTGCAATACATAGCACGTTTTTATCTTCATGGAATAGCATTAGCCAAAGTGAATAACCTGCGGCTAATGTTGAGATACCTAACTGTCTAGATTTTAATACAATCGAGTATGGATTTTCTTGAAATAATGTAAGTACTTTTTCCTGGAATGGATATAGATTAAACTGTATACGTCCGCGTTTTGGGTGCTGGATATAACAATATCTTTTCATAAAGTAAGCCGGTGATTGGGCACACTTTACATATTCCTCTCGGATTACTTGTTTTATATTTTTTTCTTCCATTATTTAATTGTCACTAATGTAACAATAGATAGTAGGGAAGCCACGAATCCTCCACCTAACCATTTAAGTCCTTTTTTAAGGCGTTCATTTTGATTAGTTAGTTTAGTAACATCACCTTCAAGGCCGGTTATAATTGATTCTTGTTTAAATAGGATTTGATCGTAATTTGCTATTTGTCCAACATAATTTTCTTCTTTAGCTGCATATAGAGTAACTAAGCTATCTTGGGCATCACTTTTTTCGTTTAATTGCCAAATTAATTTATTGGCTAATTTAAGTTCAGCAATAGCAGAATCGCCTTTTACTAAATCAAGAGCGATTAATTTTGCTTTATTGTACGAAAAACAGATTCTATTGGTATCGATTTGTGAAAAACTGTTCGAGCTCAGTATTAGAAGCACTAGTAAGATCTTTAATTTTGTTGCCATAATATGTGCGTGTTTGTGTTAGCTCTTGTTCTGTGACGATAATTTCTTCTTCTAATGAATCAATAACTATAACTTGTTTGTTAACATTTTTGGATAGTATGCGTTGACCTTCTTTTAACAAGAAGATATTGTGTTGTAATCTATCAATTTCTTTTTTTTCTTTAGCGTATTTGTCTACAACATTTGGTGTTGGTTTAAAATAAGATAAAAGTATAAACCACAATAAAAGTATCCCACCTATAATGAGGCGGGATAACTTTATTTGAATTAATTTATCTTTCATTATACTTCTACTTCTCTACCAGCAGCACGTTTCAAATCATCCATCATTGTTTTAGCGAATTTGAATTTGTCTTTTGCTAGTTTTAAAATACCATCGATTTTAGCTTTATCGTCTTTATTTTTCTTAACAGATGCTAAAAATTGGTTGAATTTAACTTTCTTTTCTTCAGGTGTGCTACTTAATTCTTTTGCGGTTTCATCACTACCTGCTGCTTTCATTGCTGCTGCTGATTCTTCATCATCTGAATATTCAACATTATCAAATCCATCATCTCCAGTTGTGCGTGTAGCTACTTTTTCTGCTTTAGGTTCACCTGCTGGTCTTCCTTTTTTGCCTGTAGAAGCTGGTTTTTCTGGTTTATTTGGATCTGCTTTTCTACCACGTTGACCTGCTTCTTTTCCTGTAATTTGGTTAGCAGCATCTTTTTCAATTGTATTAGTAGCAATATCACTGCTAAATTTAACACCATCATCTTCTGCTTTACCAGCTACTATAGATAATAAATCTTGCAATTTAATATTGTGTGTGTTTAACAATTCTTTTTTAAGAGTAGGAACGTATCCTTTCAATCTTCCGTCAGGTGTAATTGTTGGATCAGCTTTAAGTGTATCTAAAGCAGCTTTTTCTGCAGTTGTTACTGCTTGCAATTCACTTGTTTTACCTTGTCTTTCTAATTCACTTTTTAGCTGTTTAATACTAGCCATTTCGTTGATTGTTTCCTCATCAATTTGGTATTTTTCAGCTAATTTTTTACGTTTTTCTCCTTCTTTAATATTTTGACCTGCTGTAGTTTCAATGTTTGTAATATTGCTATCTGCTTTCAAATTAGTTACTGATTTTTTTTCATCAGGGGTATTAAATGGCATAGTAGTAGTTTCGCCTTTTTTATTGGTTACAAGTACATTTAATACTTCGTTGATTTCTTCACGTATAATTTCAAGTAAACGAGTCTGTTTCATATTGTATTTTATTGATAAATATTAGAGGGACATTACTTGTTTAATTTTTTCTATTCTCTCCTCGGTAGTACCCGATAATACTGTATAGTTATAAAGTTTAGGTCTATGTCTCAAAATCAAATTTTGAATCTCTTTATCAATTTCTTTTCTATATTTTGCATCAATAGTGCGAACACCATTATCTTCCAATTCTACACCATCAGGTGAAACATAGAAAATATAATCATACTCACGTATTAAATGCGATACAGCATCATTTAGTGCGTCTGCCATGAAGTATGGAATTGACTTGGCTAAACGCGTAAAAGCCATTACATCAATTACTGTACGATCTGTAATCATATTTTCAGCAAATAATTCACTTGAACGTTCAGCCAAGAAAATAATTTGACCTTTCAATGTTGAATCGGTATTCAATGGAATACCTAAATCACGTAAATATTTTGAACGCTCAGTTTTAAATTCATATCCTGCAAATTCAGGTAATTCCTTCAATGCATTAACTAATGTTGTTTTACCAACTGACATTGTTCCACAAAATCCTATTTTCATAACTTTTATTTTAATAAATTTTCTGCTACATAAATTGCTTGCGCTCCTGATACTGTAATACCACGTGCGCTTAAAGCATCACCTACGAAATGTACGTTAGGATAATTGATCAAACTAAGGTTACTATAATCTACTTTTACCTCAGGTGATAGATATTTTACCTCAGGAATGTACATTCCCCAATCGTCTCCAAGTGTAGGGAATACTTTTTTCATATCCATGATAAAATCCATAACATATTTGAAATAACCTCCCATTGCAGGTTCTACAACATGAGTAAGTGTATCTAAACTAATTTGTTTTGCACTTACATTATTACCTTCTGATGTTGTTGATGGTGTACGGGATGGACTATAGTATAAACCAGTTTCGTTTGCTTGTACTTTATTTACTACTTCACGTGACCATTTAAATGGATCTTTAATACCTTTAATTTCCATTAAGATACCAAAGTTAGTCATATTATTTCTATATGCTTCATCTTTTTTAGCGTGACCATTGTAACTATGATCTCCATATGTTTCCTCTACAGCAACATAAGCCGCATTATTGTTTGTACAAAATGAACGTAATGAAACTCCTTTATCATCAAATTTTCTATATAACTTAAAGTCATATGAAATGTCGATTAGTTTTTGAAAATGTTCTTGTGGTGCCTCAAATCGAACACCAATTTGTACTGATTTAGGTTCATCTGGTAATTCATATTTGTTTGCTAATTGTTGAGCAAAGTCAATTCCTGATTTGCCTACTGCAAAAATAAGTTCATCATATTTGTCTCCGAATTCACCGCACATAATCATTTGATTATCAAAATCAATACTAGTTACTTTAGTTTCCCATACAAATTCAACACCTTTAGACACTAAATAATCGTACCAATTTTTAGCAATTTCAGATAGATAATCTGTACCTACGTGCCATACTGGAAATAAGCGTAAGCCGAAGTATGGTTTAATGAATTCAGGTTCCTCTTCAGGGTTTGAGCATTGTACTTCCTCTGGTTTAGGGTGGAAACGTTTGAAATTGATAATGACTTGATCCATCAATTCCATTGCTTTATCTTCGCCTGTGTATTTTGATAATTGTCCTCCAATTGCTGTGTGGTAAGTCAATTTACCATCTGACCAACCTCCAGCACCTAGAAAACCTGTCATTACTTCTTCAGGTAAACGTTGGTATGGATCTTTACCCATATCGATAATTGTGATTAATTCACCGGGATATCCGTTATCCACTAATTTAGTTGCAGCGTTGACACCGGCAACACCTGCTCCTACTATTACTATTTTTTTATCCATAATCTATTTTATGTTTAAATGTACGAAATAAAAAGTGGCCTCCCAAAGGAGGCCACAGATCTCTAATAATTTTTTTAAGTCGACAGGCTATGAATCTGTCTGTAAATTTATATTGATTATCGGGGCCTGTATTAGCTCCAATTTTTTTAATACTATTAGTTTTTTCTAATTATTTAAGTTGTGAGACATTTAATTTTACAAAATCTACAACTTTACGGGCTTGAGATACAGGAATACTAAATTCACTTGAGTTTGAATAGATATTTGATTTACCTCCTAATTCTTTAGCAGCTTGAGTTATAGTTCTAAATCCATCTGTGCTTTGTCCTGGAACTTGAGATATAGAAATTTGAATCATATCTGATCCTTTTTGGTAAGATATGGATAGTCCAGCTGTAAAACCAGGACCACTATGAGCTCCATAATTCCATGAAGTAAATGGAACACCAGTATCAAAGTTTTTTGAGTTTATAACTTTTGGATTTGTTGATTTTAAAGTGGCTAATATAGCACCTGGATCATCAGATATATTAATTTTATAAGCATCTGCTAATTTATTAATTTCTGCAGGTTTAATATAAGATGCTTCAATTTGTGCTACGTTTAAAATATTAGCTCTTGCCATAGCACTTGGAGCACTACCTAATAATGATGAAAGAATACCTATAGTGATCATTCCTTTTCTTGCATAACTTTTAATTTTTTCAAGAAATCCTTCACCTTCATTCAATGTATTTGTTATGTCATCAATTATTTTTTGTTCTTGATCTGGGGTGAGGGTGGCTTCAGATATAGGTTGCATAATGTTAGGGGTATTACCTTCCCATCCAAATGTTCTTCCTCTTTTTATTATTGTGCCTTCTGAATCGATTAATTCAAGATCAACATCTCCAGCAAGTAAATTAGAATCTTTAACTATATCTAATACTTCTTCTCCATCCCATTCATTAGAAAACATAGTAGTTGGGGGTGAATCAATTGAAAAAGTTTTATCAAATGGAGGAATACCACGTCCAGGATGATCACTTTTTATTCTTAAAGTATATTTTTCTTCATTTAATTTAGCTTTATATTGACCCTCAGTAATAATACCGGCCAACATTTGCATACGTAGAGTTTCTTTATTCATTTTATTTAAGTATTTGTTATAAGTATTAATACGCTGCTATCTTTTGAGCAATATCAGCTATTTCTTTTGTTTTAAGTGCAGCTGCACCTCCTTCTAATCCTTTTACAATTGCTCCCGCGGCATGTACTGCTTCAAAGCCAGCTACCGTTGCACCCGCTATTAATAACCCAGCGTATATTTTATGAGCATCATCATATAGTTTAGATGTTTTATCTTTAACATCCTGTCCAGAATATTTTTTAGGGAATGCTCTTTGTAACCATCCTCCTAAAGATTCTAAATAAAATTCTTCCAACGCATGTCCCGCTTTTCTTAACCCATTACCTACTGAAGGTGGGATATTGGAACTTCCTCCTTTTTTATAAGTACTAGCATCAAATACAGCAGAATCTGTTCCTTTTTTAATTACATCAGCAATACCATCAGCGGCTTTTCCTAAAAATGATATTAAACCCGGAGCCCCTACAATTAAAGAAGCAATTCCTAACCCACCTAATTCTTCCAATTCACCATCTTTAGGGGAAGGTTTTACAGATTTTACTTGGGATTGCATTTGAACAGCAATTTGTTTAAGTGCAGCTGCTAGATCTTGAGTTATTTCATTTCCAGATTCTTCTTCATTAATAGAAGTTTCAATTTTTTCAACATTCATTACTCGATCACCACGTCCAAAAAGATTATTACCAATTAAGGATTTCCAAAACCATAATGAATTGGTTCCTGAGTAGGTAGCATTATCTATATCACTTTGGGTAATATTTACTATTTCTAAATCAGCCCCTGATCCATTATCAGTTGTATATTCGATTTTATATTTTCCGGGTTTAGTAGGGACTTGGTTTTGAAGTCTTTCTTCACTCAAAGCACGTTTAAGTTCCTCTTTTACTAATTGTTTTAAGCCCTCTAATTTCATAGTTTTAAAATTCAATGGTACGATCTAATATAATGTCAACTGTTTGACCTGTTGGGTCTTCTGAGATGCTAAGAGTACCCTCATCCATAGCTAGTATATCTTTGATACTCATATT